CACCTTCAGTGAATCCCCTAGATCTTGCCACAAAATCCCTATCTTTTTGCTTGAGGGGACCGATTACATCCTCAAGCCTTGACATCTGGTTAAGAACGAATCTTTTTCCTCGTCCTTTATATGTCAAAAATTCACGGCTGAAGGACTTTCCAACTTCTTCAAGTTGCTGAAGTTGGTCCATCGAAAACACCATCTCTTCCTGGACTTTGGTTTCTGTAGGTTTTGTAAGTTCACCCCCTGCCCCGATCGGCCCTTGAGTAACCCGCACAGTCCCATCTTTATCTACCGTGACCTGCATACCTGTGGACTGAACTTTCTTTGCGATCGCCGCTTGGTAAAAAGACCGATTAGGATCATTCGGGGCGAGGTTATTATATTCCTCAATCAGTTTCGCAAGCTCAGTTGGAGTCGGCGGCTTTTCTACGGCGTGTTTCTCGCCGATCTTAAAGGTCGCCTTCAGGTTCTCCAACATCTTCTTGTCTGCTTCGGCTAGGTATTCCTCAGCCTCCTCGTCTGTCGTTTCTGGTCCCAAGGAGGTTTTAATTTTCTCGATCTTCCGACCTAATATTGCTTTCTTACGTATCTCATAATCCCTCATCTGCTTTTCTGGAGCAGACTGAGCCTCTTTCGTTGCCTTGAATCGTTCGGTTTCCGCTTTGTATCCCTCGAGCTGGCGTTTCGACTTCCCGATGAAAGATTCCTTCCATGCTTCAAAGTATTCTTCAGGAGATACACCCTTTGGCGCACTCCTTTCAAAAAAGTCTCGAGAGGGAAGTAATCCTGGGCGAAGACCGTACTTCTCCAGGAATGATTTCGAATCATCCCACATATCGTAGGAGATCATGTCTCCCTCTTCTACGAGCATCCCGAGGGCCTTCTGGTGTTCCTCAAAAGGTCTCCTTGATTCAACCCTAGTCCTATCCTCTTCAGCCCATCCCCTGGATTTCCTGAGCCAGTTCTGCTCTTCGGGAAAGGCAGAGACCTCTTGACCTAGTCTCTGGTTAGCCAAAGCATTTCTCTGAGCCGTGAACAGATCCCAAGTCGGCTTAGGTGAGACTCCCTGTGCTATGAGAGCATTGATTCCGTCCATCTTTATTCTCCTACCAGTTCATGTAGTTTGAGGCAAATTGACCGCCCTGTGGTTTCTGTTGACCAAATTGAGTCAGAAGGTTCGCCGCTTGGTTCCCACCCCACTGATAAAAAGGAGCCCATGCGTTCGCCTGGCCTAACTGGCCTGCCGCCTGAGCCTGGCCACCTTGCATCATATAGTTCGAGATTTGGTTTGCAGACTCGGAACCCATCTGTGCCATCTGTCCCGATGTCGTCTGACCTACCCCAGCGAGGCTTTGATAAGGAGTGAGACTCTGATACCAGCGCTTCAGCCAGTTATCGTAATCGGTCGAAGCAAGGTTCTGACCGTATTTTGTGAGAGCTTTTGCCTGGCTTCCACTGAATTGACTTCCCCTTGCCGCAGCTCCCCTTTCAAGACCCTCGGTCCCTTGTTCCATGAGAAAATCATAATAAGGACTCTTCTCATATTCTCCAGGGCCAGCCTTGAGCATCCCCGTGAGCTGGTTGAGAGCCTTTTTCCCAGCCCTTCTCCAGGGAGCCATCATCGCGATGTTCTGCCAATATTGGTCGGCCTGCTGCCGTCTGGCCTCCTCTGCCGCCCGGGCCATCGCGTGAGAGGCATCTCTTGAGGCATTGGCCCCCGTGAGAGAAGATAGATAATTTCCACCTGCCGAGAGAAGAGTGGAACCAGCCCCTACTCCTATAGCCGCCCAGGTCATTTTTCTACCTCCATTTGAACCTCGATAACCATTTCGATTTCATCAAAACTCGTGGCTATTATCTCACCCTCGATTTTGTCGATATCCCTATGGTTATTCGGGTTGAGATGAACAGTTGTCCATACCGTCTCTTCATGCGTATACACGATCCGTTTTGTTCCGGCAGGGGTTATGAATGCCGCCGGAGCCATAACCCGTCTCGGTCCGCTTTCCTCTAGGATCGAAACCTCACCCTTTAAGATAAAAGCAGGGTGGGAAAATTTGTGGATTTTGGTGACAAATATCATCCCTTTTGGCATAGTGATTTGTCTAACATACATCCCTTCGGCGAACGTATGCTCCAGCGGGCAAGAGTCCCCCACCAACGCATCGGGCATCTCATACATTTTCGATTCAAGAGAAAGTATGAATTCTCTGATCCTGCGGCCCCTGGAAACTGTCCGTCCTTCTACTTTTGTAATTTCATTCATCCTATTCCTCTGATACACCTTTCATTATCTTGGCAGCTTCGAGTAAATCCAAAATAAGATTAATCGCATTGCAATACTCACCAAGCAGTTGTTCTACTTCGGCAAAACTTGTTATATTAACGGGAGGCGTAACATCTCCTATATAGGCTTGCTTTTCAGGAAACTTTTTTGAAACTTTCAAAAACCAGTTATCCCATACCTTACTGGCTCTATCTTTATCCCTCAACGGTGGATCAGGAAATGTGCTCATGCTGCTGCCGCCTGTGCCTCAAGATAGGCCCCGAGAATGACCACCTTGACCGGATCGGAGATCGTCACCTTGTAAATCCTGTCTCTCGATGATCCTAACCTTCTCCATATTGCCCTTGTCTTGTACTTCCCAATGACTCCGATATCCGTCCAGTGCTCATTGCTCCAGGTATGACCTCCATCGTCAGACCATTGAAGCATCGCCTGGGGATCATCTCCACTGTCAATATCAGGGTGATCAACGGCAAGCCCCATGCCTGCCTCAAACTCGATCTCAAGGGATGAGTGAAAGGCAACTTTCCTGTCCGAGCGGACAGCCTGAGCCGCCCTTACCCTTCGAAGTTCAACCCCATCGTCGTCATATTTCGAGAGATCGTACTTATAGAGTTTACCAGACCCATAATCCCCGACAATGTGCATTCCCTCGAAGTAAGCGTAGCAGTTCGCAGGGTGTCTCAGATCAAATGGTCCGGAAGCCCTCGTGTGCCAAATGCTTGTCATGAAGTCATAAGCAAAGGTCTTATTCTCCGAGGGAAAAGTCAGCACATAGAAAGTATGCCCTTCCTGTGAGTAGATAAATCCGATTGCATCAGTGACCGTCGTAAGTTGCGAAATCTGGTAGTCGATATGGTCCGTCGAGATCTTTTGAGCCTGGTATCCGTTCGAAGCCTGGACTCCCCTGAAGTTATCGAGCCATACGACAGTCCCACGGTACTCAGCCGCTGAATGAGGAGCGATGCAACCAAGGCGATTTGTTGCTCCGGGGACTCTCTCAAATGGGAAAGTCGCGTCCCCCGAGTTATACCAGACCTCATAAGATTCCTTCCCTAGGAGCCACAGTTCCCGATGGGCTGAAATAATGGTCTGAAGATTGTCAGGATAGCTTTCAGCCGTCGCATAATCTAAGGCATCCCACAAAGTCCCGTCATAGGATTCTGAGATGTAAAATCTTCCCGTATCTTTTTCGGAGACGATGAAATATCCGTCCTGGTAGGCAAGAGAGAAAGGAACAGGGAAATCAGAATCCGTGATCTGAGAAAGGGTCGTCCCTGACAAGATATACCCATAGGTCCCATCGACGATCATCAACTGAGTGCCGTTGTTCTCCATCCAGACGAGGCCAGTCGAAGTTAGGAGACTCCCTCTCATAATTGTCATACCGCCGGATGAATCCACTCGATAAATAGATGGACCGATCACGGCGTAGAGATAGGACCCCATGACGTGGACGCCCCTTACCTCTAGGGAGACAGGAAGATCGGCGGAAGGTGGAAGGTCTGTGCTGTGACTTACTCCTTGTTTATAATTTCCAACGACAGAACCTGCGAATGTGAGTTTCCCCTTTACCGTATGCTCAGGTTCGACATAGGAACAAAAGAAACGGAGTCCGGGCGTCCCGATAAGGCTCAAGGGTTTGCCACCCTGCTGGTCTGCGATCGGGAACAGGTTTTGACAGATCTGAGCGTTGATATTGCTCGACGGCCCCTTATAGGATCCGCCGACAAACGGGATCTCCATTACCTACGTCTCACTTTCTTTTTCTTTCCCTTGCAGGGCATGGGATCACCTCCTATCTTTCGCTCCATAGTTCGATGGTCACTCTATGTCCGGCCGTTAGCACACACTCCGAAAAATCGATAAACGGAGACAATCTTGCCCCGTGAAAATACTTGATTCGCTGATCGTTTGCATTGTCACAGGGGCCGAGAACACATCTCCGGGGTCCATCTTCCGTTCCGTCCTTTACGACAAGTTTGTCGTTGGCCGCTGCCGGATCAAAGTGGATGCTGGAGATTCTTGGGAGATTAGGCCAATTAGGGGGCCTTGAAGCCGAGTAGTCCCAATCTGCTGCTATCTCCGTAAGTTCAAGACCGCCTCTCAGTTCATTTTCAGTTGTCATTTTCTACCTCATGTTGGGAGCGAAACCTAATCTCAAAAGACCCCTTCTAGCCAACCCTCCGGCGGATGGGCCGACCATGATTAATCCGGATGTGATTGTCCTAAAATAATGAGCTTGCCTAGTCATGGCCCCGTTTATCGATAGAATCCCTGAGCCAGTGCCAAAATTACCAACATAACTCGTAACCGCACCGGCGAAATTTAGGACAGATGAATAAAGCCTTGCCGCATTTATGCGCCTTAAAAGAGCACCGCTGGATGAAATAACCCCTGCTCTTAATCTGGAAAGGACAGAATATCTCGTTAATGCGCCGACACAGGTTAAGACACCCGAACGAAGCCTATTCAGTTGGAGCCATCGGGTAAGCTGGGCCGCTATCGCAAGGATACCGCCTTCGATCCCTGCTGCTTGAACCGAATAATAGACACTCCCGGCAAAAGACAAGATCCCGGAATAGGTTCTTGCGGAAATTAGGGATCTGAGAAACACACCCGAAAAGGAGAGCATCCCCGAATAAGTCCTTGCCGAAATTAATGATCTTAGAACAGTACCAGACCATGAAATAACACCTGAAAAAGTTCTTGATCCATTGAAATTCCGAGTGATCGCCCCGGCAAAATTCTTTATTCCTGTTGCCGTATATGTGTAGAATTCCTGGCCGCCTGAGACTACACCAGTTACGATTCCTGCGAAAGATAAAACCCCAGCGTAGAGTTTGGGTAGATTAAAGACCTTCGAGAGGGCACCGGTTAAGGAGAGGACTCCGGTATAGACCCTGGAGAGATTAAGAAGTCTAGTTGTTGCTCCGGTTAAAGAAAGAGTTCCCAAATAAGTCCTAAGATCCTGAATCGATCTTAGAAGAGATCCGGCAAGCAAAAGAACTCCGGCCCTCGTCCCCCCAGGGAGACTTCTTAAATAAGAGTACACACCAGAGAAAGACAGACCTCCAGTGTAGGTCCTTAATCCTTGGATCTTTCTGGTGAGTGCACCCGCAGACGAAAGGACTCCGTCTTTTAGTCTTGCAAGAATCGAATAACGTCTAGTTGTTCCTAATAGCGCCATTTAATACCCAATCCTTCGTTGCCTGCCCTAAAATGAAGGAGGAGTAGCCCTGAAGGCTCCGTACCCTGTCCGCCCCAGAATGCTTCATTTTGAAATCCATCCACTGGCAGTACGTCAACCCGGTCCAGTTTGGCCCGTCAGCATCGTCAGGATCGTACCAATGAGGATCTTGGTTCAAGGGCATACCACCTAGCACCACCTTCGAATATCCCATCTTCAGGGCCGTTAGAACGGAGAAATAGCCCGTATTCCCGACGAAGACACGACGCTGATACTCATTCTCCCACTGGTAGTCCATCGTCCAATAGATGTCATAGAGTCCGACTCCGTCTGTATTCCCGAAGTGAGTTTCCCCTCCGATGGAATGACGGATGATCCTTCTTCTCGGTTCAACGTTTCCATTTACATACTGAGTGAACCATGTCGCCTCTTCAACATCAACCGCCGCCCAGTGAAGCACCTGCCTTTCATGGAAAATAAGGGATCGGTTGACTGCGTAGATGTCGTGACCTATCCCCCAGGAAGTAAATTCTTCAACATCCTGAGCAAGACACTTTCCGTCACCTGTGATGAATACGGTGTCATGTTCCCTCAGAGATTCGATAGGTGGAAACTTCTCCGGTTCCGAAGGTATAACGTTTAACACCTTGACGATGTTATTACGTTTCTTCGCCACAGACGGAGGAATATAGAGCTTCTGCCACTCCCACTGCATGAGGGTTTTCAATAAAACTATCCTCCCGCGTTGGCCGTGAGTTCATAGGTCCAGGTGACAATATCGTCCGTATTAAGATCGATAGCCGTAACGACTGAACGGTCGAGCAGGATCCCACCCGTGGAGGCGTTGAAAACTCCATGCTCCCTGCAACCGTAGGCCGCATCAGCGGTCAACGTCCCGACGGTCCTGTAGATGTTCGAAGTGGCCCCATGGGTAGCCGCGGCATTTCCGGTGGCACCCTGCGCCCCAGCCCTTGCTGTGACAAGAGCGGTTTCGGTATCTGTCTCCGCCGTCGATCCTGACCCCATCTTGTGCTGATTGAAGTTGTCAAGCACATCTCCGGATGTGACCATGGCATCAACAAGCCGCTTGGTAAAAACCGCCGTGACTTCCTTCACAGAGACAAGGCCATAGTCCTTTGTCGTTCCGTCCGCCCTTTGAACTTTAGCGAAGAGAAAGCCGAACATCTCCGTGACGTTTCTTGGTCTCGTCTGTTTCAGGGCTTTCCAAATAGTTTCTTTGTCAACCCCTTTAGGAACGATCCCCGACCTGACTTGCTTTGCAATTTTTGCAAGTCTCCAAGATTCAGTGTACGGGATAAAGTGACTGAGTAACATTTTTGACCCTCCTTTGTGACTTTGTATTTAGGCTTGTTCAGCCTTCCCTTGAAAAAGTGATAGATTCTCTTCCTGATCATAAAATTCCACCTTTTGTTCTTCCGGCTTCTAGTTTTCTCGAATAGGCACCGGCTTCTGTCAAAACTCCTGCTTTGCTTCCGGTGTAAGGGCCACCGCCCGCCGCTGGCCTCAATGCTATCAAAACCGCTGCGAGAGAATACCCATCAGCGTGAGTTGCAGCCTTAGCGCCGCTTGCCCCTGCGGAGGCTTGAAGATCGGAAGCAAGGGCAACCGTTGCAACATCTATCCGCTCTGTTAATGTTTCACCACTCCAAAGTCCGGTGGTATCCGTTGCACCCAATGCCTGACAAAGGCAAGCCCCAGCCGTAGCAGTGGTAATGGACGCACATGAAATAGAAGTACCCTCGGCCGTTGCTGTGCTTCGTGTGCAGTCTTCAGGATCACCGGAGGCAACAACACCAGTCAATCGTTGGACAAATCCAGAGGTACTTGTATTGGCATGGGTCCATACCCAACTTGCTCCCTCGCTCGCCGCTCTTTTATAGTAAAGGTGCGTATAACAGCCACTCGTATTTGCGACCGCAACGATTAACGTCCATCCTGTGGGTGGGGTTACTGCGGCAGAAGAATACAATATCAAGAAAGCAAGTAAAAAATCACCATCCACCACGTTGGCCGGACGGTTCATCGTGGTGTTGGTTGTGTTACCCCAAGCCTTGGTCGTATAGTCTGCGGTGATGACGATTGCCATTATGGCTCCAATTTCAGAATCATCGAGTTAAACAACTCATTCATTTCCTGTTCCCAGTTTTGGTTAGCCGCTGTTCCTAACATTTCAACGTAGAGTTTGACTCCCGCTTCATCCCACGTTCCGTCCTTGGGTTTTGTCAACACAAGGACCGCCTGCCAGGTCCACCCATTTACTGATTGGACAATCTTAAATTTGCAGGTCCGGACGGAACAGCTTTTGAAAACGCGAAAGGGACGGTGCTACTGCACCCCCATTCGTTACATGCTGAGACGGTCCAACTATGAGCCCCAGTCGTAACGATTGCCAGGTCGTAATGAAGCCTTACGGAATTATCTGCCTGGACTTGAGCCGTTGAATCTTCAGTCACTCCCCCGTCCTTGACCAAATGATAATAGGTCGGCTGAGTCTGCGTCGTCGGCACGTAATCACAGATGACGAAAGGAGCTCCAAATGCTAGACATGGCATCAACACCAAAGCCAAGACCAAAAACATTTTAGCCTTCATCGATTGAATACCTCCGTGCGATTTTAATCACTTCAGGCTTCACCGCATTGATTTGAGAAGCAAAGTTTCTCGTTTCAATATCTTTCATGGCGCTTGCCGCGAGAGCCATGCACATCTGCAAGGGCTCTTTCCCGTACTCAGGGGCTAACCTCACGGCAAGGTTGAACTTGATCGCCTCGTCGTATTCAGGAGGAAAGGCAACGTCTGTTGTGATTGCCGAAGGATCGCTCAACGGTTTTAAGGAGTGTAGATAAATCGTCGATCCATCGAGTGGGTAGAGATAGATCGTTCCCAGTGGGTAAGTCGGGTTGTACCAGAGATATCCGGCGGTCGCCACGATGGTCTTGAGATGCAGTTCCCTGTATTTGGCCTCATCGATGATCTTCAGGGGATTGTCGAAATTGTAGGCATCCCTGACGTAGGCCCCACGGATCGATGCAGGCCTTACAGTGTTGAACGTACCACTTGAGCCGATCGTGTAGGATGTTGCACCGGTAAGCGGGAAATTCTCAACCGTCACAGAGTAAATTCTGATATCGTTGGCTGACCAGTGACGGAACATGAATTTCAACGCTTCAAGGCCATCCTGGATCTCATCGTCCGTCGGCGTCTCACCTGGAGCGATCACTCCAATCGATCTCAGAGCGGCTTTGATCAACGTCTGTGCGGTTTCGCTCATTTCCCTTGCCTCTTTAACTGAGCATGGGTCGCGGCCTGTTTAATGCTCTCAGAAATCTCAAGAGCCCTCTTGGGTTCCCACTGATTGATCGTCTTGATAGGCTTCCCCTCAAGAGACGTGACAAGTAGGAAAAAAACCATTCCATCATCCGTGTACCCAACTTTGGTAAACCCAGTAATCAATTCATCTGTCATCTCGTGAACTCCATCGTCTCGACTTCGGACATTCCGCTGTCGGCCATCTTCCTGATCTCCAGGAGCGTTTCGTCATAGTTCATCTTGATCGTGTGAGCCATCAAAGCGATCCTTCCTCGGTTCTGTGGGGCCGATTTCGATAGCTCCAGGACCGCCTTCAAAAGTCTCTCCTGTCCTGCCTCGATGGGAAGATCAACCCCAAACTCTTCCCTTGCAAAAACGACGAGCTGCTTAGGGCTAAGATCTTCGAGATCCCAGAACCAGTTTGAAAGATTCTTATTGCAAGTAATTGGGATGTTGATCGGTTCATAGCCATCGAGTCTGACTTTCTCATCTTCTTCCGTGTTCTGAACGATGAGAGGATCATTGATTCTGTGGTATCTCCAAGCCGGATACTGTTTATATCCATCCATACCAGGAATACCTTTAAAATAAATCCCAGGTTTCGTCGGCCCTGTTTCTGTCATTTCTTCTTTCGCATCTTGCTCAACGTCTGAGCCAGGGCCGCCCTTTTTCTCGTCACCGTGTTATACCGGTTCGGATTACCTGCAACTCTGCGAGAGAACTGAAGCACGGTTGTCCCAGCTTTCTTTGCCTGCGCCGTGAAAGATCCGGGTTTCTTAATGGCCTCCTGGATCCACTTCTTCTTCGCCATACTGACTCCAAAGATACGGGAGGGGAGTTACCCCCTCCCGGCTAAAGGTTAGATTAAGTTCCGGCTTCCTGACCCCACATACGGACGGCGAGTTCGGGGTAGATCGTCTTGACACCGTAGAGTACATCAAGACGGCAGACTTCGACATCGTTGTCAATGGCGTACTGCTTTACCACCCGGATGCTGTATCCGTTTTCCGTGTAGGTTGCCCCCCACTCATCGGTAGGCTTTTCGAGAGGAACCATGACCAGGGCGAAAGCGTTCTTATGAAACGCGAGGTTCTGGGGATAGTCGTGATTGGCAAGACCAAGGACATCCACGACTGCTCCGCCAGAAGGAAAAGAACCGACTGTCTTGTACGGTCCCGTTGCGCAAATCTCTGGGGCGATATAAACCGAAATCGCCACTTCCGTAGTCGTTCCGGTTGATCCGCAGGAGGCCGCCGCCGTCACGCAGAACTGACGGAGAGAACCCGTTGATTCACCGGACATCGGGTTGACTGCATAGACACCGGCGATCGTGAAGACATCACCGGCATTGAGAACGACCGTGTCAATAAGATCGAAATCGCAGAGCTGAAGCACCGCCGTTCTGGTCCCGGTAGGAGCCGCTGTGGCAACCTCTTTCCCGGTTGCATCCGTTGAAGCAACAGCACCAGAGCCACCCCAGGTTCCTGTAGAGTGAACCTTGATGTTCTGGTCCATGAAGATTTCGGCTCCGGCGATCCGACCAAGGTAGCCCTTCCTCAAGGCCGCCGTTCCCGGTTCCTGCTGATAGAGAGCCGTCAGCGCATTGGCCAGTGACCAGTGAGCCGCCGGGTTAAGGACGACAACTCTGTCGTTTGTTTCGGCCGCTTCCTCATCCAGTTTCTGCATGGCCTTTCCGAGCACCATGAAGGTATGAGGAGAGACAAAACCCGTTGATTCAACGACGCTCATGTAGACATCATCGTAAAGAGCACAGAGATCCTGATCGATCACGTTTGCGAGCTGAGCGCAAGCGGGTCTCAGATACCGGTCGGCATACTCTTCGATGGTTAGGGTTAACTGGTCCATCTCAAACGCCCAGGATATATGAGCCTGAGTAGAGACGGTCAGGGTGATGGAATTCTCTGTGATGACCGAAGAGGTTCTGGTCCGTGCTTTGGTCGCCCTGAACTTCACGGGTTTCCGGATTGTGACCGTTCCGCCCTTCTTCGGGTTGCCAGGGAATTCCGCTTCATAGTCGCGGTAGACCTGCTGGCCCATGACGAGGTTATTGACCAAGAGCTTGAGGGCGGTCTTGGCAATGATCGTCGGGCTTAGGGTTGCGTTAAGAGCCATTTTTCATCTCCTTCTAAAAACGCTTCACCTTCTGCTGGTTGAACAGCCAGTCCTCAAACTCCTTCGGACTCATCTTCTCGGGGTCTTTGGCCACCGGATTAGCGGAGCCCACTGGAGTGATTGGCGGTGGAGCGTTCGTGATTTTAGGTGGATTGGGATTCTGAGGCGGCGGATTACCGGCCTTCGCTATCTCGACCTCGATCTTGGCGATTGCTCTTGCCGCCTGGATCGGTGTCATGTGTGAAATCCTTATCGCTTCCGCTCGGTTTTTACCGAGGTAATAGGCTACATCATGGGCAATCTCTGACTCCGCAAGGATATCGACGATGACAGGTGTAATCGGCACTTCCGGTGCCATGGCCACCTCTTCGAAGTCGGGATACTTTCTGATCCCCTCCTGAATCTTGGCCTGGAGACCTGTCATGCGCTGCTGATGCACGGTTTCAGAAGATTTTTTCTCGACATCAACATCCCATTGGGTTCTCGCCTTTTTCACTTCATGGGAGATCTTGGCCTCCATGAACTTGTCATAGTCGTCAAAATCCTCTTTCCGTGGAGCATTTTGATCCGAAGGTGGAGGAGGGGGAGGAGGCTCGTCTGGTTTTCTCGACCTGAAATAGTCGGCCCGGGCCTCTGCTTTCTGCCGTCTCCAGTATTCTGAATCAGTTTTTGCCTTGTCCCTAACCTCTTTCAGCCGATCAATATCGGCCTGAAGTGCTGTCGGATCTGGTGCAAGGTCAACCTTGCCTTCGGGTAGGGTTCCTGTCGCTATGACTTCACTCGTCACGACCTGTTCACTGATGATCAATTCATCTGGCATTTTACATCCTCCTTTTCAGGGTTCTCCGCTATAACAGAAGCGGGATAGATTTGTTTTTCATATCTGCATTTGTGTGACTCAGACATCCTGTGCCTGGTTTCCTCCGTATGCTTATGCCCCAGAAGGTGTTTATTCCCTCTTAGTCTTTCAGACATCTTTCTCATATTTTCTTCTGAATGATGTCTCCCAAAAAACGGATTTGCTTCCCCCATGTGTCGCTTTGACATTTTAAGGATTGTATCTTTTGAATGGGATTTCCCTTTATTATTAGCGCCGCCTGTTCCACCCTCAGTCATGTTATAGCCATTAGGAATCATCGTGTTTAGATTCCAGATCCAATATCTTTCCTTCTGGTTAAGTACGTCCCTTGTGTCAGCGGTATCTATGACAAACCACTCAAAAGATTGTGGCCCATACTTTCTAATCGCCCTATGTAGAAAACTTGTGGGTCCGACTTTCGCTGAATGAATGTGCCAATAAATCCTGGTATCGAACTTTCTAACCGTTTGTCCCACATAGCATTTTCCATTAATTCGATTCACAACTTTGTAAATTATCATCAGTGATCTCGGTTTCATGAAGTAGCCATTCTCTTGTTGGCGCTCCAAATAAATCCATAGTGTTTCCGCTTAATGATTTTAGAAATCTTCCTACGGGACGAGTGGCCAGTTCGCACCACTTCCACAAGTGGTGTCGATGATCCTTGTTCTTCTTGATATCGTTGTCTGGAATGAAAGGCCTATACCAGTTTCCGCTGTCATCCATCGGACAACCGGCAAGAACGATCCTCGTGTAGTCGAAGGACAGGGCGATCTTGAAAGCCAGATTCGCACTCGTACCGCTCCATCCTCCCCGACCATTCCTGATCCATCGGATATCGAAGTCATAGCAGCCAGGGTTCCAGGCGTGTTTCAGGACGGCCTTTGGGACCCTCTTTGCCACGGCCTGCATGTCTGGAAGGTGAGCGTCTCCGGCGGCGAAGTGCTGAAACGCATGAGGGCAGACCAGGGCCGAATAGTTGACACACATCGTGTCGTACTCGACAATCCCTTCAGCCATGGCGTAGAAGGCCTCAATGTCCTGAAACAGATTTGTCCCATCCCCTAGAATCAGACAGACGTCCTTTTCTGGTTTCGGCTTCAGCTTCATATAGTCGTCAATGATCGGCATGGCGTACCAGTCGCCCTTGACGATCCTTGTAGGAAAAATGGTGTTGTTTGAGATGACCTTATTCAACTGCTTCCCCTATCATTATCGCCGTGTACCCACTCATGCTCTTGACCTTGTGCGCTTGAGGATCGCGGCTAAACTCAAGCCAGGCCTGATAGTCCGAAGCCCTCCACGGCGGGCCAGGATATTCTTCAGGAAAAAACCAGTGACCCTTACAGTCCAAAGGGCATCCAGTAAGAATGATTTTCTGATAACCCAGCGCCAGGCACGCATAGACCGCAAAAAGGGCCGTTGAACCGTGCCAGGATTGTTCGTCCGGACTCCAGAGTTCGATTTCATCTATGATCTCCCAATCAACGTCGAAGCCACGGCATTCTCCCAATGTGTGTCGAATGGGCATCTCACCATTGTTTTTTCTCTGGAGGTGTTCAGCCCACCACACTGAGGAGCTTCCGTCAACATTCGCCCAGTGAAGCACATCTCCGGGGTAGAAACCGACCGAACGTCCAATAGCCATGACGTCATGCGGGATCCCCCAGGATAGAAACTTTTCGACATCCCTGGGGAGTGAACGTCCATCGCCAGTGATAAGACAGACATTTTCTTTGGGAGTCGGAACCCTCTTTGCCTCATGGATTTGAAGTCTCACCCTCTCCTGCTTTCTCTCTCAGGTTTGCATTGAACTTCCCTTCGTTCTCTAACTCCCTGCCTTGAATATCCGCAGCCATCCCTCTCATCTGCATAATCTGCATCGGATCAGGAGGAGGGGGGGGCGATGGAGGGGCACCATCACCCCCTTGGGACTGGAGTTGGGGAGGGAGGAGAAGTTTTAAGCGTTTTTCAATTTCATCAGCACCTGGCCAATCCATGTTCTTGACCAGGAGATCAGAAATTAACGGGCCAGCGGTAGGCATGGCTTTCAGAAACTCGAAGATATTACTAGCGGCTTCTTCTCTTTGAGTCGTGTAGGAAGGTCCTATGCTCACAACCACGTCATACTTGCCAACCGTTAGATCAAAAATCTGCTGCTTTCCCTGCTCTTCGAACTGCTGATTGACAGGGACAAATCTATCCGTGCCATCCCTGTTCAAAATCCTGACGATCCGGGGCGTATCATAGATTTTGGGGATCAGATCTACCAAGACCCGGCCAGCGTACCTTAGAGCCCTAGCCAAGTTGTCATAATAGGCAAAATTAGCGACATCCCCTTCCCTCTGCCTCGCCACGATCGCCCGGCCTGATTGCTCATTGCTCTTTTTACCCAATGAAGCAAGTTGAAGGCCTGTGGTATCGTGCAGTTCCTGATCCGCCATCATAATCTCGGCCTGGATGCCCGTATTGGCGGAAATGGGTTCCGCCCTTTTTGGCATTAACGTCGGAGCCGATGAATCTGCTTCGTATGGTAAATAGGGATAGTTCTTTTTGTTGGCATTTTCCCAGATCTTTTGATAATTTGCGATCATCCGAGCCGAGACAAGATATGGTGCCTTCGGGGCAAGAGAGATCATTTCCGCAGAGGAAGATCGGGAGTAATTATAGAGCCTCTGAGCATCTTTTGCGTTTCGGATGACACCACGGTAAAAGCTGTGTCCCTCAATGTTGATTTCTTTCCCATAGACCATGACGATGGGGATGTATTTCCCCGGCCACTGAACCTCTTTTTCAAGGAGTTCGTTCGAGTTGACCTTGTACCAGAGGAGTTTGTAACTATCGACGCTTCTTTCCCGGATCAGTTTCCATCCAAACGGAGCCAACTTCTCAACATCCGGCTTCATCTCAGTCACATAGATATTCCCTTCTGCGTTCTGGACAAGATAGATCGTCTTCTTGATCGATTCCTTCTTCCAATACTCGGCGATCCGGATGTTTTTCTCATCGCCCCAGTAGGCGTTCTCGTCGTTCTTCCCTTCAAACGAGGTCAATCCGGCCTTGGGATACTGTCGTGTGAACTCGTCCCGAGACAATTTCTCTGTGACAAAGCAAAACTGAGCATCTGATCTGTCAAAATTCTGCGACATGGGATCCCAAAGCACGGTAAACGGATTTTTGATCCGCTGAATGACAATGTCCTGTTCAAAAACATCGTCGTCCGTGTACTTCGTCCCGATCCTCCAGGCCCCGAAGCCGCAGTCGATCGCGCTTTCAACCGCCGTGTCATAGGCCGTTTCAGCGTCGCTCTGAACCTCGATGTTTCGGATGAGGCCGGTAAAAATCTCGGCTGTCTTCGGATCGGCCTTGCTGTCCACCGGTTTGACCTTGATCGCAGGCTCGTTCTGGCGGATATCCCCGGCCACCTGATCGCAGAACGTCGGAACCTTGTTGATGATGAGACATGGCCTTCCATCGGCTTCCCTTTCGCCCTGAAGATCCGTCGACCACTGCTCGCCCTTCTTAAATTTCAGGTCTTCCAGGGCTTCCTTGTAATCCTCATCCACAGCATCTGAGGCCGTCCTGAACCGTTCTTTGATTTCCTTGAGAAGGTCCTGTTCGTTCATGCTGCCATCCATGCGGTTTTAGGATTGGAACGTCTATCTATGCCGGTTTTCAATTTGAGTTCAGTTCTTTTCGGGAACAATGCCCCTAATGTTTCGCTCAAGATTCTTGCCGTGCAATCAAGGAGGTCATCATGTGCGCTTACCGGAAAAGAGATAAACTCATCATTTACAAATTCATCCACCAAATCCCTATCTTTGTGTTGGTAGTCAATATAGTGGAGATGGGTCGGAATATAGAAACGGCCTTGCTCAAAAATCGGGATCAGCCGTCCTATCCGGTCTCTTTTAGCAGTAGAACCTCCAAGTTCAATGATGGGAAAACGATAATTTTCTTTTTCTTGGATGTACCGAATATGCTCAATGTCAGAATCTTTACCGTATTTCTCATAGCCTACGGCTGTAGGCTTATACGTCCGATGGAATTCAAAAAACTTTTGAGTTCTTTCGGTCAGATTTAATCTGTCCCTGACTCCATCAATCAGATAATAATTCTCGTCTTCTCCCAGACCAATAATGAGCATGACGGTATAGTCATTTTCCTTTTTCTTCTCTCCGGCTGGGTCACACAAAAGATACGTGTTGAAAATGTCCCAGTTGTCTCGTTTCCAATATTTCAGCCATTCGTTTTTGAACCCTTGCATCTGATCCGCCTTGGGATCAAGAAGGATCTGACAGCCAAAAATGTAGGGCCCCATCTCTCGTCTTTTTCGCTCTATAGTCTCCTGCGGCCAAAGGACAGGTTTAGAGTTAAATGTTCCATCAATGGTCGCAGGGTATTGTCTCTTCTTCACGATTCCTCTCTTTATAATTTCACCATAGGGATCGTTGAGATGATATCGCGTGCCTGCATACCTTTGAATGTTCCCCACCCCATACCGCTTTGAGGGTTGTTCACTGCCAAGATTCAACGAGAGTTCCAAAGCCTGAGTCACTTTTTTGATCATATCTGGATTGCTGACTTGCCTTTCAGTGATGATGTCGTCATAAACTCTTATCTTGTAGTGGCGAGATGTCGGCATTGCATCGATAAGACCCCAGGCCTCGATAGTTGCTTCTTTTGGGTTTTCATTACGTTTGACGAGCAAACCATCGTCTTCTGACCATTTCGGAGATTTCTTTTGAGGATCTTCCCAAAGAATATCTTGGAAGAGAGTTTTGAGGGTTTGATTAGATTCTAATTCCCATTTGATTTGTCTAAGAAATCCTTTTGCGCTGGGTCGGTTAAATGAGAACAAACCGATTGTGATTTCTGGATCGAAGAGGATATCCTGAATGGTCAGGCCGAAGGTGATGATAGTGGTTTTGTAATGTTCCCGTGCCCAAAGGTCGAGATATCCGTTCGGTTCTTGTTGAATCTCAACACATCTTTCAAAAAGCCACTGATGGTCCAAGTCTTTCCGGTTGAGAACATAATACAGAAGAAAGTAAAGGTCTTTGAGGCATAAAGCCCTCATGCCCAATCCGACTTGCTCAGAACCTTTCTTTTGGGCATCTTTCAGAAAGTCACAATAGAACTCATGAGCTTCTTTTACTGTCGTAAATTTCATTTAACTTTTCTAAAAGCTCCGGTTTAAGTGTGATAACCCCCGAGAATTCACCGCTAAAAGCAGACGGCTCAACGGATTTCTCCATGAGCAGCTTCGCTGCATTAACATTCCCGGCCTTGGCCTGTCTGAACACGGAGCGAACAACCTCGATCTTGTTCTTCTTATTCGTGGTTTGATCAAATTCCTCCGCTACCTGGATAATCAGGGATCGCCAACTAAAGTCTTTCCTTGGAGCGCCCTTCGGATTTCCGGACTGTCCTTTTTTCCACATGGCTTATAAGATTAGTGTGAGGCCAAACGTAGGAGGAAGGCAAGGATTTGGTTACTAAATAGGGCTATTTAGGGAGGTCACTTGAGGAGGGAATGATGACTTTGAGATAAATCGGGGTCATAAGTTTTATTTCTTCTTCGGTTTGAAATGCTGCGTTGCACACATTACAGCGCCGTATCCGGATGATGACGGTATCGAATTTTCGGGTATCGATGACGTGGACATCCTCGGACTGGCAGAACGGGCACTTCATGTTCTTCTCAGCATCACTCCGATGCAAAACTTGAGCCGCATGAAAAAAGGCATCGCGGTAAGTACCTGGATGAAATTCTTTGGGTTGAAGTCCCGTATCTTCTTTCTAGCAATCTTCCTCAGCCTCTTTGCTTCTCTGTCGCTCATGTCTCTATCCTGTAGACTATCGAGGCCCCTCCCCACTTCCGGTCAAGGGGAATGAGAGGCCCGGCCTTTCCAAGCCATCTCAGAAAGTCCTCAAGCCGCTCAGGTTCATAGGCAATCTTCCCGTCCCTCAGCGCCAGGGGAATCCTCTGGGTCAGGTCCTTGATCATGTCATCCGAGCTTGCCCACGCCATGTCCGTGCTCTGGTAGGTGAGGCAATACCCGTTGTCTGAACAGAATTTCTCGAAGTCCCACGGGTTGAGGTGATGAAGGTCAGTCTTAGACATCAGGGCTCCGGCCATATGCAGGGCCATCCAAACGAATCCGCGAGGGTTGATGAAGCCAGGGGAAGAGGTGATCACGTCTCCGCCAGGGACCAGGAGGTTGTCAATCATCCACTTCAACTCAGTAAAAGGGTCGTCAAGGTGTTCGAGGGTGCCCTGGAGGACGAGGCGGTCAGTTTGTTCATACAAATCTTTATAGTTCATATTCCTATAAATGACATTTGAAGGATATCCATTTGAAACAGCCTTTATTATTGCCTCTTCTGAGTAATCTACACCCCAAACCCCAGCCCTGCACCGTTTAGCCATTTCAACCACTAGATTCCCCTCTCCACAACCGATCTCAATCACTCCTTTATTTTCCCACGGCTCCCCCATCGCCAGGATCAGTTCCCTCTCATTCTGCCCATCTGAGAACCAGGCAGTAGGCCCCTGAGAGTGCATCTCGTCGTATTTGGCCTTGAGTCCTTCGTTATCATGGAGAAGTAGGGCAACCCCAGAACTCACATTTTGAGCATCCCGGGAGGGCTTTTCTGTCTCCCCTAATATGGTACTCAAGATATCTCTTTCTTTTCTCGGACGCCCACGCTTCTTCGAGTGATGTATTTGCGATGTTTCCAAGTCTCAAATCTCCTTTCGGGTCGAACCTGACGCACAGGGAAATATTCCCGTAGCGATCGATGGCCATATGGGTCAAGAGGTCAAGGCAGATGCCTATTTCGGGGACGGTAACTTTCCGCTCGTAACCATGAGACCCATCAGGCGAGTGTAGTATTCTTTTTGCAATGGTCCCAGGTAACGCTTCCCACCTCTCCGGATGATCCACCCTTCCAAGGAGCCGATATACCATTGCAGGACTTCGGCTCCCTTTTTTCCCAATGAACTCTTTGACGATTTCAAGCTGCTCACCTCCCTCCGGGTCATCCTGCACCACCGATATGGTCAGGGTTTCAAGGTTGTCGATGATCTCGTCAGCCTTTTCTAAAAGAAGTTTCGCGTTAGTATCCATGCAGCGAATCGTGTGCTTGAAAAGAGAAACACATTCACCGAATTGAGGATGGAGAAGACTTTCTCCATTAAAATGGAACTGGCAGACAATGCCTGAAGGAATTTGTTTAGCGATTTCTTTCACTAGACCAAATTCCATATTGCCCCAGTCAACCAAATCAGGAAAATCTCTCTCCAATTTCCTACGCCCGCACATCGGGCATTTTTTCTGACATAGGCTTGAGAGTTCGATATTTACAAAGCCCAGACCGTTCATATCTTTCCCTGTCGTATTTGGTTTTACATTTCCGATGATAGGCGTTCCAGTTTTTTAATTGATGCCATTCCTCATCTTTCGGGTCGCCATAGATATCGCAGTAAATACACTGCCTCCATCCTTCATGTCCGCAAGCTTCTTTGGCTCGCTGATTACGATGGTATTCAGTGTGTTCTTTAGAGGTGGGGAATGGAACAAGATTTTCTGCCCTATCATCGTCATGGATTTCGTTCTTATGGTGGAAGACAGTTTTGGAATCAAATATTTGTCCGCAAGATTCTTCACAAACCAATCGTGATCTTTGAACGTATCCCCATTTTGAGGCACGGGGATGATCAGGTTTATAAATCAAAATGTATCCTTTTCTTTTTAGTATTTTACCAGGCATAATTCCTCCCTCATACCGCCCTCCACCCCCTAAAGCTCGCGTCGCCCTTGATGTAAAGCCCCTCAGCCTGATCGTTCATCCTCAACGCCCTCTTCTGGATGTAATTCCTAATCAGCATACTGTTAGCCTCATAGAGCATGAGGTGCGCCTGATCCGTCGGGATGTCCATGAAGTTGACGGTGAAGAGGTCCGAATTCTTGTGCTTCCGCTCGTAAAAGTCCTCCGGCCCCTCCAACAGTCCCTTCTCAATCGCTTCCTCATAGAGCCGACACCCAGGGTACGGCGTCACAGGCCGGATCGTTCTCAGCTCGTCGCACGGGTCATATTTTATCAGGAACTGAACCGCCCTTTGCAGGTTCTCCACCGTGTCCCCTGGGAATCCCCAGATCAGGTTTAGGCCCGGCGACAGGCCCGAACGCAACGTGGCCTCGACTCCGCTCTCGATCTGGTTCAGCGTCAGCCCCTTGCCCATCTGGTTGAGGAGTTTTTGATCCAGCGATTCGATCCCATAGTTGACGTATTCGCATCCAGATTTCTTCATCAGCTCCAGGATCTTCGATGTCGCGTAGTTCAAGCGTCCATTGCAATCCCATTTTATTCCAAAATTCAATCCTAAAATTGCCTCGCATATCTCCTCAACCCTCCTTTCGGAGCTCATCAGGAGCTCGTCGCTGAATTGAAAGTGTGTGATTTGTGCCCGATCATGAAGCCACTTAATCTCCTCAATAATAGCCTCAACTGCTCTCTCGTGAAATCCCTCTCTCATCCGGTAGCAAAATGAACAAGACCACTTGCATCCCCTTGATGACAGGATAGGAAAGCAGAAGTCCGTTCGGTTCGAGGTAGGCCAGCGGATGAGGCGATAGACATTGAGAGGGAAGTCCTCGTAAGCATCAAGGGGTGCTCCGTCCCAAGCCGATGGTACGCCATGGATGATTCCCCGCTTGTTATTGGCCGCGATATCACAGATCGCGTTCTCCCCATCGCCCACAACGACCGTGTCCGCTCCAAGTTTGTTCAGAAAGTATTCCGGTTCCGCCGCCGGCCCGTGACCCCCCAGGACGAAGTTAAATCGATCTCTCCTCTTTGCTTTTCCAACAGCCTCTGCAATCTGTTTAGCCTTAGCATATTGCCAATACCCCGCGACAAAACCAAGACCAACAATATCCCAGGGATTGCCGTCAACCACATGAGTCAAGGCCTCCTCGCTGCCATGGTGGATGTCCTGAAAATAAATGCCCACGGTGTGCCCAGCCTTCTTCAGCGCCCCGTAGAGATAGAACAAGTGCTGAGGGAAGAAGGGAATGTGGGAGCCGTTGTCATAGGAGATGAGAAGGACGTTACTCATGAAATATTTCTCTTGTCAGTCACGACCCAAGCCGTCATTATGACGAGTATTGAGGCAACAAACGCCATTCCCCAGCAATCATGTTCAAGATAGGCTTTTCTTGTAATAAAGAAGCCCATAATAGGCGTACCAATTCTAAAAACCCATTTAAGAATCTTCATAACTCCTCCCAGTACCTAAGCTTCTTCGCTACTGACTGCTCGATGTCCTTGATTGACTTCCTCCCATCCCCTAGGCAGTAGGAAACCCCCTTGCACTCCTTAACCAGGAGTTCAAGACCTCTTCGTTCCAGGCTTGCGGCCTGGTCAGATCCATACATGGCCCGATCCAAAGTAATGTGCCTCTCGATGACCGATGCACCGAGCACCACTGCGACGATGGAAGGGAGCAAACCAACTTCATGCCCAGAGTAGCCAACCGGAGGCACAAACCTATCAAGCAATTTCCTAACCGCTTCAATGTTCGTCTCCTCGTCGGCGCAGGGATAGGACGAAACGCTGTGCATGAGCGTGTACGGACACCCTCGCCTTGCGAAAATGTCAACAGTGGCCTCGATCATCTGCATTGTGGCCATTCCCGTTGAGATGAATGTGTGCTTTTTTCTTTCAGCCACGACCTTGAGAAAATCCGAGTGGGTGATCATCGCTGAGGCGACCTTGTTGTGAGGGAGATTGTATTGGTCAAGGAACTCAAGACTCTTGAGATCCCAGGCCGAGGCGAACCAGGGAAGGTTGATCTGTTTGCAATATTCATCGATCAAGTCATACTCCTCCTTCCCGAATTCAAGACCCATCTTCTGATGGCGTGTCGTGGTCCCCCATGGGCTCTTTCTCGGAGAATCGAGAATCTCTTTGGAATACACCGTCTCGATATCTCTCTTTTGAAACTTGACATAGTCACACCCCACCTCCTTCGCCATCTTGATCAACTGCTGGGCGATGCCGATGTCGCCGTTGTGGTTGATACCGATCTCTGCGATGATTTTAACGCTCATTCACCACCTCCACATAGTTCCCATCCTGGTCCTCATGCCAGTTGACCGCAATGTGCGGATGCCAGTTGCCCTTGACAAGCTCGATCATCTGCCCCTTGCCGTCGACCATCTTGACCACGCTAAGCCGCTCCCGAGCTACCACACGGAAGCCCAGTGTCTTGTAAATCGGAACCGCCGTCCTCAAATCCTTGACCAGAATCCCCGCATGTCTCAGGCGGCCGCTCCGAGATGACCTGGTAGACGACTTCTTTGACGATCTTGATCCCTTCAAACAGCACCTCCTCCTCGATGTTGAGTTGTGGTCCGATCTTGACCCAACGCCGTCCCGTGTCCACGACCTGGACCCCACGCTCAAGGCAAAGGGCAGTTATTCTTTTCGCCTCGTATGGATAATTGAACCCCAGGCCTGCCATGAGGCCCTTGCCGTGGACGGTGACCGGCAAATCCTTAAGCCGCTTATGCATCTGCTCACCCAAGTCGGCTGACCTCTCAATGAGTTGTTGTTTCCGGATCGCCTCGATCACCGCACACCCCACAGAGCACATGAGCGGATTTCCTGAATGCGTTGAGTGCAGATGCCCAAACTCCTTGACCGCGTCGCTCTCGAGTATTTCTTTCGGCCCCAGGAGAGCAGAGAGAGGCAGGCCCCCACCACAGAGTTTGCCTATCGTCACAAGCTGAGGCTTGAGCAGGTCCCCGTAGTGCTGGTAGGCAAAGAGCTTACCTGTCCGGCCGAACCCACCCTGGATCTCATCGAGACAGAGAAGGACGTCGGGAAACTCTTTTTGCAGGCTCACAATCCTGTTAATCGTGGGGTCGATCCGGTGAAACTGACCGGACGGTGCGTGATAGGGCTCCATGATCATCATGCCCGTCGAGTGCGGAGCCTGGCCGAATCGTTTATCCCCCAACTCCGGATAGATACCCAGCTCGTGCCACGACATTTTCCCGGCCATGATCATCGATCCCAGAGTCCACCCGTGCATTGCATCGCATTGAGGATGATCAGCGCCTACCTCATCCGGATCGATCAACCCGCCCCACACGTTTGGCTTGCCGGTGTAAGCGCGGCAAGCGCGCCAAGCCGCTTCCGTAGCCTCCGCGCCGGTGGAGAATAGGGCCACCGACTCGAAATCGGTAAACTCCTTGAGCATGTCGATGTACCGATCTCTCCACTTGTCCACCCTTGATTCCGAGTAAGAACAGAACGTCTTAACCCGTTTCACAGCTGTTCGTATGATCGATGAGTCAGCCCCCAATATTGCCGCAAAGATTCCTCCTGCCGCTAAGTCGATCATTTTGCCTCCTTTTTTTGATGCCACCACCTCGCGTATTCCAGGTCTTCTGGCGTGTCGATCTCGATCACCCTGGGAGTGATATAGGCCAGCACTCTATTCCCCCATTTCGGACCGCGGAGAATGTCGACGTAGCCGTTTCCGCGGTAAGTCTTCCGCAAAATCTGATTGGGTAAGTTTGCCTGATGCATCGATCCAACAATGGGATCAAGATAGTCACCGACGATCTCAAACGTCTTCCATGCGCTCTCCCCCATCTCCTCGACGGACCGGAGAGAGTCTGCCCTGTTGTTAAGCATCATCCTGATCGCATCCTCAACGAGAGCCGGATCCCGAAATGGTGTTGTCGGCCTAAGAAAGACGCACAGATCACAGGGGAAATGCTCAAAGAAGTGGCCCAAAACATCCTCGTCTGTGGCCAAGTCAGAGGCCAGCTCTGGAGGCCGCATCAATACTTCCGCCCCCCATAGAGTGGCCAGGGCGGCATAATGCTCCGACTCCGTGCTCACCACCACACGCTCAATCATGTTGCATTCTCGTGCAACATCGACCGCCCATTGGATTAGGGACTTTCCTCCGATATTCTGTAAGTTCTTGTCTTTAATACGTTTTGAGCCACTACGGGCAGGAATGAGAGCGTTGCATTTTTGCAACGTTCCTGTTGGCAAGCTCATTTTAAGACCCCCATCACATCCTCGACGCTCCAGGCCACAAAGCCTATTCCACCTTCCTCTCTCACTCGATCTAAAAACGCCTGCTGCTTATCGGTGGCCTTTCTCCCTGGGACCTTGACCTCGATCGCCAGGTATCGCCCCTTATAAATTCCGATCAGGTCCGCGATCCCTGGCTCGCTGAACTGGCCTTGCCAAGAATTATAGTGCCAGATCCCCCTGAGCCGGAGATATGCCCTGATCTCCCTCTTGATCTCTGATTCCTTCGGCTTCATCGCTTCGAAGAGCATCTTCAATGTGGTATCAGCTCCTTTTGGGGCTCGTCCTCCAGGAAATAAGAAGCCTTATCCTTCACCTGCCCCTCGACGAAGGAAATGGAGCTCTCGATCTTTACCTTGCCACCTTCGGGTATGAGCTTATGACCCATCCTCACCGTCAACCCTTTCTCCGCCTTCAGGAAGGCCTCGTTGAGCTCTGCCTGGTAGTCTTTAATCATCCCTTCCGTCTTCTCTCCTATCTTCTTCGCCAGCTTTTCAATGTCCATAAGATCTCCTTTTTTAGTCGTCATAAAGATTTTCTTGTTTCCATTCCCATGGGGCATAGGTCACCTTCTGCTTTAACCAGACGAGCTTGACAATCCCAAGCGTTCCATTTCGATTCTTGGCCACAATCAACTCGGCATCGTTCTCTCTCGGCTGCCGATGAAGAAAACAGACGACGTCCGAAGCGTATTCGATGTCTCCACTTTCCTTCAGGTCCCCAAGGACAGGCCTCGCATTCTCCCCCTTTTGGTCGATCGATCTGGAGAGAGAGGAAATCACCATCATACCTACTCCGTATTCTTTGGCGATCTCTTTGAGCTGGCGAATGATATGAGACACCTCGAGATGTCGGGACCTAAACTCCTTCGTCTCCTGCATGAGTTGAAGGTAGTCGATCAAGACAACCTTCACTCCCTTACGAGAGGTCATGTCTTTCAGCGCCTTCCGTACGGAGCTGAGGTTGAAAGGAATCGGGCAGGCAATGTTGAAATTCTGGTTGATGGCGTTGAGCTGATCCATCGAATGGCTCATGCTCAGCCGCTTGGCTATCTTTACCTCACTCATCTCGAATGAGATGAACCCGACCGGGATCTCCTTGGCCATGTTCGCCAGGATTTGAGTTCCAAGAATCGTCTTGCCGACCGATGACTTGCCGGCCAGGACGAAAAGATCAGTAGCCTCAAACCTGACAACCGAATCAAGATCGAAGTATCCCGTAATGTAGGCTTCCTTCTTTGGATCCCCTTTCTCGATAATCTGACAGATCGTCTCGATATCGACCGCCTTTCCGAGATGCTTTAGCTCGGTGATCTTAGATTGCGCGTCCTCATAGTCCCTCTTTTTTGCCGATTCCAAAATACCGTTCTCTAGGTTCTGCTGTTTTAGGAGCTCGGCATAGTGGCTCGCTGGGAACAAGAAGTCATCAACACCGTCGATGAGCCCGGAGATATTCTCAGGCCTTCCCATCTCGATGTAGAGTGCGGGTAGATCGACAAGCCTTTTCTCCTGAACCAGTCTGAGTGTCGTCTGGTAGGTTTTTCGGTAAAGAGGGAAGCTGAAGTCGGACGGCGAGATGATGTCGGCGATCTCGCCTACCTCTTCCGGATGGCAAACCAGTCTCCAAATTAGAGCCTGCTCAATCTTTTT